CGCGCCTCATCGCTGCCCCCGGGCCGCACGATAGTCAGCGACATGCCGCGCAAAGATACCCCCTTTCGCGCACACTTCCGCCAGCGCATCCGCGCGCTCTAGGGCGAAGCGCAATCCGATGAAAGGCTTGCCGTATACAGAGAGCGTATGCAGCGCGGCGTCGCGCCAGCGCCTCTTCGCCAGCCGCTTCCACCGCGAGGCGTGGGCGCGCGCGCGCGAGAGCTCCCCCATGGGAACCTTGGCGATGCCGAAGTCGAGCACCTTGACGAAGTCCTTGTCCCCGCCGCGCTCGACGAGCATCACGTTCTCGGGCTTGAGATCGCGATGCACGATCCCAAGGCCGTGGGCGCGCACGAGGGCGGAGAGGATCTGACGCGTGACGTGAAACGCGCGATCGACCACAACCCACACCTCTCCAGGCACTGCTTTCGTTTCGTCGGTCACGTCGTCACCTCGGCGGCAAGCACGTATCGGTTCACTGTGTGCGGCGAATCGTTGAAAGACTTCAAGCTGCGATCGCGAGAGTCAGCGTGCGAGAGAGCAGCAGCCTCGGTACCGAAGTGAGCGAGCGTTCGCCCAAGCGCATCGACCACAACCCACACATCGCGCGGCGCTGCTTTCGTTTCGTCGGTCATAGTGTCCCTCGCTCTACCCGCGACCGTCGCCAGTCGAGAGCAGAGCGAGAGCGGCGAGCCTCCCGAGAGAGGCTCGCCACCTACGCTAAGAACCGGTCCTTTTGCGCAGCGCCGACTTCAAACTTTCTCGACTCCACCACGCTCGCCCTCATCCGCTCCGCGAAGCTCTGCTTCTTAGCGGCGTCCATCTTCGAGCCCATCGCGATACCGCCCCCGCCCGGCGCGTTTACGTAGGCTACCTTAGTAGATGTTTTTCCATTCCACGTTTCCGACTTCAAAACGAGATCGACCTCGGAGCTTCCGAAACCGGGAAGCTCGGCCAAGTCGTCGCCTTTCCAGCCGCACAGACGAAGGGCTTTCAGGGTGTTGTCTGTCGTCTTGTCGGTGAAGTAAAAATACCCCGTGATACGCTGCCCGTCGACCGCGGGGTCGACCTCGTCGAGAAGGGTAAACTCGATCCCGATCTGCTCCGCTCCGGTTTTCGCTTCGCCGAACTGAAAGGTCAATGCTTTTGCGCGGTACGTACCAGGCTGCAAGCTGCTCATTTGTCGTTCTCCTTCGGGTCGATCTCGACCATTGCTGACAATTTGTTGTGAATTCGTGCAAGCTCGCGCGCGTCTTTCCCGGCTTCCGATACAGTCAACGCTACGGCCGCAGCCACCGCCGGCGTTACCCACTGGCAGAGAGCTTCGATCTCTACTCGAAGCTTGTCAGGGTTTACAGGCTCGTGACTCTGCACGCCATTCCAGAATGCATCCCAGTCAAGCGGCATCTTCTTGGGAAGGCCGAATCGGTTTTTCGCGTCGTGCGCTGCTTCTCGTGTCGTGTGAAGATACCGCACGTCCGTCGAGATCGCCTGACGACTTTTTTCCTTACTTTTGAGCGTCTCAAAGTTTGCAAAACACATGACGTCTGACCAGTTCAAGAGCAACGCTGCCGCGTCTGAGTCTTTATTAGAGCACACCCCTAGAGTGTATTTGTCGTACGATCCTCCCGCAATTCCGGGGTTCGGGTCGTTAAACTTCTTAACCGCCGAATGCCCGAGAAGGATCAGGTGCATCCCGCGCGCCGATTGCAAGCGCTCTAGCGCGGAGAGAAGTCTCCGCCATTCGTCTAGCGCGAATTTTTCCCCCTTCGCAAAGCCGGGGCTCTCGATCGAGGCCCAACCGTTTAGAGCGCATACGTGAGAAAAAAGCAACCCCTCAGCGCCCGTGATCGTATCGACCACAAGAGTTTCTCTGTCGTGCGACACAGAGGTCAGCTCCTCGAGCGCATCGAAGAGGTCAAGCCACGACTCTGCTCGAGGCAGACGCTCGACGTCGAGCTGGTGAGATCCATCTTCGGTAGGCAGGTAGATCGCCTTAGGCGCATGGCTTGCGAACGTCGTTTTGCCAATCCCACCAGGGCCGTAGATAATCGCTTTTATAGGGGTGCGCTTTGGGCCGCTGGTTTTCGCGGAAAGCGTCATCCGCCGAACGCGCGGCGGTGGCTGCGGCGGCGACGGCGACTTCATCTGTTGTGTCATTGGGCTACATCTCCAGTAGGTGTCGATTCTGCTAGTTCCTCATTACGCTCAGAGGCTCGACGAAACAGTTTACTATCTTCGATGTTAGATGCCCCAGTGCAAACCTGGAAAAAGGAGCACAAGCGCCCCCAGCGCACGCACGCGTCGGCGTTCCTGGGGTGGCGATTCAGTCGATCGGCTTCCGCTATTGCGCGCGCTGTCTGCCACGTGTCAAAGGCGGCGTCGCGCTCTTCCTCTTCGAGCCGTACGACTACGCCTCGCTGATAATACTTGTCGGGGTGCTCTGCAATATCGCCTCTTAGGCGCGCTCCCCACATTCCCGGGGTATCTGCGATGCGCGGGCGAATCGTGGGCTTTCTAAGCACGTCGTACAGTACGCCTACGGGCCCGTGGCCAAGTGCTCTAGCGCCCACGTAATAGGTGGAGATCTGACAGTCGATTCTAAGGCGCTGCCAGTATGGAGTTCCCGGCCCGATATCTTCGCCAGCGGTCTTGTGTTCTACTATCAGGACGTTCCCATTCTCGTCCAGCATCAAAGCGTCAAGTTTTCCGCCTAGCTCGAAAGTGCGAGAAGATGAGCCCGTTTCCGGGTTTACTAGTGGAGCTCGAAAAGGCAACTCTGCGCCGATAGCGGTGGTCGGGTATTCCCACCTAGCGAAGTACCCTTCGAACATCGCAGCGGCGGTCTCTACCTTGAAGGGGTCGAGCCCCTTGGGGACCTCGACTGGGGTGAGCGGCTTAGAGCCCCACACCATCTCTAGCGACGCGTGGATGTATGACCCGAACGTCAGTGCCGGAGCATCCGCCGCCGGACGTACACCGAGCACGTACGTTAGCATTCTCTCGCGTGGGCAACGGCGGAACGCGCGTAGCTCAGACTGAGTAAGAAGGGGAAGCCGCGTTTCTCCGGTCATGTTCGCACCGACTCAAACGCGCGCACCGCGTCGAGAATCGCATAAAGGCTTTCCGATTCGTTGTGGAGCGCCCGCGCAAAAACGTCGCTGTCGACGGTTAGACTCGACGCCGCGTAGGATACTTCGCGCCGACGAAGCACGTACGCTTGTGCGGCGCCGACGATTGCGGCGACCGCGCGCAACTCGCCTAGGCTGCGATCGTCCGTGAGAGCAGTGGAGGCGGTCGGGTCGTAGGGGGCGAAAGTGCGGCTCACGACGCGTCCTCGGTCCAGCTGACGACTTGGTCGTGGCTCTCGCATCCCGCTTCTCCACAATAGGCGCACCGAAGCGAGTCGATCTGGAGCGACCATGCGCGGAGCGTGTTCAGAATCTCCTCGTCGTACTCGTCCTCGTGGAGGCTCCGGCCGTCGGTCTCGGCGAAGTCGCTCTTCGCAGAATCGACGCAAGCCTCGCAATAGCTCTTCCACCCCTCAGACCGCCTCGCTACCAGGCCGCAGGCATTGCACGGGATATTCTCTGTCCCTACACCATTCGTCAGATCCATCATCTCGCCACCTCTGACTAGCAGACTAAGCGCGGCTAGCTGACTAGTCAAGGTCTTTTTTTTTGAGGGGCGCTCCGTCCGTCGGCGCGATGGGCGCTCCGAACCGCTCCGAACCGCTCCGGATCCGGAGTGATTCGGAGTGCGGAGCGGTCCGGTACCGGCGCCCCGGAAAGAATCCGTTGACTAGTGGACTAGGCACTGGTAGTCCACCAGGATGTACTCTCCCTCTTCAGAGATCGGAAAGCGGCTTAGGACGCTACGGGAATCGGCTGGAATATCGCAACGGGCGCTAAGTCTTGCCGCTGGGCTGACGCACACAGTCGTGCACCAGGTCGAAAGAAACGTGATTGAAGAACCGAGCGTGCGCTTGGTGCGAGGTCTCGCGGCGGCGCTTGGCGTTCCGGTCGCGTGGCTTCTTGAGGGAACGGGCGAGGAGCCATCGCCGGGGCAGGTCGCTCGGCACTTTGCGAAAAGGTCAGGTTTACCCATGTCCGATCGCGTGGTCCGGATATCCGACGGCAAGGTGTTTTCTAGGAGCGAGGTGAAATGCGCGGTATTCAGGAAGCGCGATGGGCGCGGGAAGGGTCCCATGGCGGGGTTCTCGCTCCTTCCTCACGACAATACAGACCCGATCGCGTACGCTGCCATGGTGCGCGCCGGAGACGGGTACCGTACGAAAGCGGAAGATCTGCGCGATGCTCTTGAGCGGCTCGAGGCTACGAAAGCTAGGCCCGGGAAAGCTAAGCCCGTGGAAGCTAAGCCCGTGGAAGCTAAGCCGCGGCAGGTTAACCCGCAGGTGTCGCTTTTCGACTCGTGATTCTCCGTCCCTACCAAACGGCGGCGGTAGACGCCGCCCGGGCGGCGTTCGCAGGCGGAGCGCGGTCGGTGCTTCTCGTCGCCCCCACGGGGAGCGGCAAGGGTACAATCGCTGCGCACGTGATGCTCCGTTGCGTTGCCCGTGGCGGCCGCGCGCTTTTCGTCGTGCACCGACGAGAGATCGTGCGAGACGTGTCTAGTCGGCTGGTCAACGCTGGATGCTCTTCGGTCTGTACCTGGGTCGGTGGCGCGCGAGTAGGGTCCGACCTAGCCCCGATCCAGGTTTGTTCCGTTCAGACACTGATCTCCGGGGACGTGCGCCCTCCGGCGACGGTAATTGTTTGGGATGAAGCCCACCACGTCGTGGCGTCCACATACCGCGCTCTCCGCGCGGCGTACCCCGACGCGGTACACCTAGGGCTTACCGCGACCCCAGAGAGGAGCGACCGCACATCGCTCGGCGGGGAATTCGACGTCCTCATCCCCGTCGCCTCTGTGCGCGAACTGGTAGCCGCAGGCCACCTCGTCGCGTGCGATGTGCGCGCGCCCGTTGCCCCTGGGAAAGAGCTCGCCTCCGATCCTGTCGAGGCGTTCGCCGCTTGGCGTGGCGAGCGCGCTGGGGTGCTTTTCGCCTCGTCCGTGGCGGCATCCAAGGGATACGCGGAGCGCTTTGGAGATCGGGCAGCGCACCTCGACGGGAGCACCCCGAAGGACGAGCGCGATTCGATTCTGGCGCGGTTCGCGGACGGCGAGCTCGACCTGCTCTGCAACATGAACGTGCTGACCGAAGGGTGGGACTCTCCCCGTGCGAAGGTATGCGTGCTCGCGCGGCCTTTCTCCTCCGCAGTGGCTTTCCTGCAGGCTACCGGGCGCGTGCTCCGGCCCGACGGGAGCGGGGCGAAGGCGCTACTTCTCGACTTGTGCGGCAGCGTCTACGCGCACGGTATGCCCGACGAAGACAGGGAGTTTTCTCTGCATGGCAAAGCCATATCCGGTCTCGCAAAGAATGCTTCGCCGTGGGTCTGTAAAGTTTGCTGGGCTGTTCTGTCGATTCGGCCGGAGGCCTGCCCTAGGTGCGGTGCGGTAGCGCCTGACCCACCGCCCGCCGTTGTAAAGGAAAGAGCCGTCGGAGCTCCGGTCAACGTCGCTACGTGGGGAGAGCGACGGGCGTACTTTCACTCTCTTTGTGAGGAGGTCGCGGCGAAAGGGCATAAGCCTGCGGCCGTCGGAATGCGGTTCAAAGCGCGATTCGGCACATGGCCGAATTGGCCTATCCCAGGGATGCAGCGTAAGGGAGCAACAGAATGATCGCTTGGATCGGTATGCCAGATCCGCGCAGCACGCGCGGATGGAGAAAGCGGCTATTCACTGAGGGTAAGGCGCTGGCAAAGAGAGGCGCCCCTTGCCCTAAACACCCCGCCGCCAGGCGGGGGTGGCTTACCGGTGGTGGCGATATCTACGATTCCCGTATGGCTGGTTATGCGTCACTTCGCTGCGAATCTCCGGGCTTTTCAGGAGTGATAGAATGAACGTCCTAGAATCGAAGATTCAATCCAAGATCCGACTCGCCCTTGGCAAGGAATGGGATCTAGTCCTCTGGCGCAACTCGACCGGTATGGTAGAAACCGTCGATGTCGACAAAAAAAGCGGCATGGTCTCCGGGCGCGCGCATCGGTTCGGGCTAGCCGTAGGAAGCGCGGACCTCGTCGGTATTCTCCTTATGCCGGAAGGCGACTCGCCCGGTTTCGGCCGGTTCGTAGCTCTCGAGGTGAAAAAGGTTGGTGGGCGACTCTCCACCGAGCAGTTCGCTTGGCTAGGATGCGTGCGCGCCTTCGGGGGGTTCGCCGCTGTCGTCGATTCCGTGGAATCGGCGAAAGCTGCCATCACGCGCGCTAGACAGGGACTATCGGAGTGATGCCCGCACCCTCGCTATCCTCTCTTGGGTCTGCAGCTATCTCGCTAGCTTCTCTCGGGTATCGTGTATTCCCCCTTCGCCCTAAGACCAAGGAACCTTACGGCGGATCGCGCGGTCTTCTCGAGGCCACGACGGACGCGGATCAGATCCGCCGCTGGTGGGCCTCGCAACCGGAGGCGAATATTGCCATTGCTACCGGGTCAGATCTGTGCGTTCTCGACGTCGATTCTGTGGAGGCGATGGGGCTGCTTCGCGCACGCGGACTTCCCGAAACCGTATCCGTAGCCACGGGGCGGGGGTGGCACCTGTACTTCGCCGGTTCCCTTCGGTCGCTTGTCGGTGTGCTGCCTGGGGTCGACACGAGGGGGGAGGGAGGGTACGTGGTCGCTCCTCCCTCGGTCCACGAAACCGGCAAGATATACGCGTGGGACGACTCTCCGGAGCACGTAGCTCTAGCCCCGGTACCGCCGTGGCTCGTATCCCTGGGGACTCGCGCGGCGCATGTCTCGGCCGCCGATCCGCTGGCGGATGCGGTGATTGAGGGCGGCCGCAATTCGGCTCTCACGTCGCTCGCGGGAACGATTCGCCGCCGCGGAATCGGCGAGGGACTGCTCTTCGAGATGTTGCGGAGTGCGAACGATCGCCTTTGCCGTCCTCCTCTAGACGAGAAGGAGCTGCAGAAGATCGCCCATAGCGTCGCAGCGTACACCCCCGCGGAGCCGCTCCCGACGTCTGGCTCGTCCGTTTCCGGCGGTCTCGAGCTCTGGACTGCAGCCGACATGGCGGGCGACCCACCGCCGACAGACTACCTAGCGCCCGGAATCCACCTAGCGCCCGGTCGCCCCTTTGGGCTCACGGGGTACGCTGGCAGCGGTAAAACGATTGCCCTTTGCGATCTGCTTCTCTCCGTGGCTTCCCACGGTCGCGACGGCGAGCTCTCTGCTGCCTGGGGATGCGTCGACATCGCGCGCGGGGGGCCAGTCGTCCACCTCGACTTTGAGGTAGGCAAGAAAGGCACGTGGCGACGCTACAAACAGCTGGCCTGGGGTCGCGGTTTCGACGTCACCGAGCTAGGCGACCTGCTTTCGTGGCGCTCCTATCCAGCTTTCCGCCTGAACCAACCCGACGCACGCGACGTCCTTCGGCGACTTCTCGAGGGCAAAGCTCTCGCCGGCCTCGATTCCCTAAAAGCGATGCTTCCCGGAACGAAAGAAAACGATTCCGAGATTGCGGACCACGTAGGAGTGCTGGGCGAGGTGAGCGAGGAGACAGGCTGCGCAATCGCCGTCCTTCACCACGAGGGGAAGCCCGGAGAGGCAGCCAAGGGCGCTCAGTTCCGCGGGCGAGGCTCCTCGGCAATTCAAGGCTGCTTCTCGTCTCAGTGGTCTCTTACCCCGGGAGAGAAGTTTAGGTCGTTCAACCACGGCAAGAGCGAGCACGACGAACTGTGTCCGGAGATCCGAGTGCGGTTCGTCGGCCACGGACCTCGTCTCTCCGACGGTAAGTCGCGCGAGCTCAGACTCGAAGCGCTCGGCCCCGAAGACTTCACCCAAACCGATTCGAACGCTGTCTACACTGAACTAAAGAACAGGATGTTCGCCCACGTAGCCTCCCTGTCCTCGCCGGCATGGAGCGCCAGCACGCCAAACGGATGCCCAGGCCTACTCGCGCTATGGGAGGCAATGAAGCTCCGCGGAGAGACCACGAAAAACAAGAGCGAACTCCAACCCCAGTGGGATGAGCTTACAAAGGGGCAAAACGCCCCGCTCGTGAACGTTGGCCGGGGCGGTAAGTGGGCTCGGTGGATTGCTAGGAGCCTTTGAGCATGACGCGGTGCGACATGATGTTTCATGTGGTTTTCATGTGGTTTTCATGTGGTTCGAACTACATGTCCCATGTGGTTATTCCATGTGGTTATTCCATGTGGTACTACGTAGTAGTACCACATGGACCACATGGAATGACCTGGGACCGGGTTGAGGGGTCGCGCGAGCGGATAGGTCGCACGCGTGAGGCCAAGCCACCAAGCCCCCCCACTGCGTCAAAAGCTTGGCATCGGAAAGAACTGTGCCAAGCGCTGGCGTCTGGGGTGAGATCTTGAATCCCGAGGCTCGCGCGTTCGCGGAGAAGTATCGTGCCGAGCTCAAGAAGAAAGCTCCGCCCGCCGCCGGCGCGGTGGCTCCTCCTCGAGCTCGAGCTCGAGCAGGGTCACCCGCGGCGGTGGCGGTCCGTGACCCGTCGACGTATTCGCTCGAGGAACTCTTTGAGCTGGCGCTGGACGGACGGGAACCGTCGCCCCTGCAGCGGGCGGTCTGTCGTATGGCCGAGGGGCGGCCGCTCGATGGCGTGATCGGCGAGGGTCAGGCGCAAAAGTGGTTTGGGTGCGACCTCGCCTCGCTCGCCCAGGCGCCACGCCCTGAGCTGGTGGCCCTGGTCGCAGGGGTCCGGGGGGGCAAGAGCAAGCTCGCGGCGTGCGCGGCGGTCTGGGGGGCTCTGCGGGCTGACCTGAGCGAGGCGCCTGCGTACGAGGAGGTCTGGTACCCGATTCTCGCGCCGCGCTCGAGGACCGCACGCGCGACCTACACGCAGGTCCTAGGCCTGCTCGCCCTCCCCGAGCTTGCTGGCGTGATCGAGGGCAAGCCTCTGGCGGAGGAGTGCAAGCTCCGGCGGAGCGACGGACGAGCGGTCTCGATCGTGGTGGCCGCAGCCTCGGCAGGCGGAATCACCGTGCGCGCGCGATGGCTCGCCGGTTTCGTGTTCGACGAAGTCGCGCAGTTCGGTCAGGAATCGACGGGGGCGGCGGTCAACGTTGAGGAGCTGCTCAGGGCGGCGGAGACGCGTTTGCTACCAGGCGCTCGTGGGTGGCTTGCGTCGAGCCCCTACGGCCCCCAGGGACTGCTTTACGAGACTTGGCGAGAGTCGTTCGGCCGCCCGGGACGGGTACTCGTAGTGCACGCTCCGACGCGGGCGCTGAACCCGGTTTTCCCGGAGAAGCGGATAGAAGCGCTTCGAGCTCGAGACCCGGACACCGCCGCTCGGGAGTACGACGCGGCGTGGACCGACCCGGAATTGCAGTGGTTCCCGAGCCCGTGGATTGACGCCTGCACCCGCTCTGCTCCGCTCGAGAGGCCACGGGAGCACGGCGTAACGTATTACGCGGCGATGGATCCCGCGACGCGAGGCAACGCGTGGACTCTCGTAGTCGCGGGACGTCGGTGGGATGTCGCGCGGAAGGCCTCGGTCGCCTCTGTCGTGCTCGCACGGGAGTGGATCGGCTCGAGGACGTCACCTCTCGACCCGAAACGTGTTCTCTTGGAGCAGCGAGATCTGCTAGAAGGGTACGGAGTGACGCAGGTAGAGACCGACCAGTGGTCGAGCGACGCCCTCCGCTCCATCGCTTCCGACCTAGGGCTCTACGTGGTCGAGCGCACGATTGGGGCGGACCGCTTCGACCTGTACGATTCTCTCCGCACAAAGCTCGGCGCGGGAGACGTTGAGCTTCCACCAGACCCGCAGGTGCGGGCTGACCTGCTAGGAGTGCGTCGACGGCTCACTGCTGGCGGAGTGGCGATTCACCTCCCGAAGACCGCGGACGGTCGCCATTGCGATTATGCGCCCGCGCTCGTCCTGGCCGTGGCCCGATACCTAATCGAGCCTGCGCAGGCGATACCAGCGGCAGGTACGGAAGATTATTACGCTCTCGAGGAATCTAAGATTCTTGAAGAGGAGCTTGCAGCGCAGAAGCCCGACAAGCCATGGAGGCGGAGGTGACGAAAAGGATGGGCAGAATCCGTAAGCTCGAGAGAGCGCTGTCGAGAAACGCTCATTCTCGCCTAGATAAAGCAGAAGAGCAGCTGCGGGAGCTGCGGCAGTTCAACGCGCGCAGCCCGTCGGGGACTCTGACGATACGGACGGAGCAAGGGGAAGAGATAGTTGTGCGATACGACAACGCGGAAGTGTGCGTGGCGGTGGCTGGCGGTGCGGGACAGATGCCCCAAACCTGCACACTCACTCGAGAGCAGTGGGGCAGGGTAGTGCGAGGGGAAACTGGCCAATGGACCTAGAGGCGTTTGACCGTATTATGCTTTCCATTGCTGAACGCGTATTCTGGCAAGCGATCTGCGCTGAAAGGGCAGCTGTAGCCCAAGAGCGCGCCGATCTCCTCGAAGAGGAGGAGATCGGAGCGTCGAGTAGATACAGATGCGCGACGTGCGACCCCTTCCGGGTAGAGTCGCGGCTGCTCAGATATGATGTCTCCGACTTTCGGCGGTGGGCTCGTGAAGGGGATATCTTGTGAGCCCAGAAGAGACTGAGCGAGCGCTTGCGATTCGGTGGCTGCGGCGCAAAGCCGACGCTTTGCCTGAACACAAAAAGCCCCTGCTCACGTGGGTCGCCGACGAGCTAGAGCGCGGAACTCACGCCGAGAATTACGAAGAGCCGAATTGAGACACCACACGCTGGTCAAACGTTGGCGTACCCGGATGACGCCGCGACAGATCGACTGCTTGAACGCAATACGGGACCACGTGCAAAAGAACCGCTCGTCTCCTAGTTATCGGGAGCTAGCGGACGCACTGGGGCTAGAAAGTCACTCGGATGTCCCCCGCCTAGTGGCCGGACTCGTGAAAGCCGGTGAACTGACGCGCGCTCCGGCAGACCGGAGAGCCTTGCGGTTGACCGGGGCTTGCCCGTGCTGTGGGCGCTTAGTTGCAGACGTCGGCTCTGCACGTGAACATGCAGGGCCGCATACAGTCTTCGAGCGCCTGCGTCTTAGACTTCAAGCACGCATCATAGCACTTCTGGTCGCAAAGGTTGACCGTCGGTCCGTCCGGAGTGACGCAACCACCGTCGCGGCCGTCAGCTGCAGCGTCCGGCGCACCGTCCGGCGCACCGTCGACGCCCGCGTCATGCCCGCTTCCCCCGCTTCCCCCGCTCCCGGCGCTCCCGGCGCTCCCGGCGTCGGAAGGCTCCGGAGCGCGCTCGAATTCGCTCGAGCTGCAGGACGGAAGGGCGACGAGAAGGGCGACGAGAAGGGCGACGATCCGCATTGTCAGGGGAGTATCAGCACGTTTGGACCGGTTCGCAAGGGGCATCTTCTAGCGTACCCCGTAGGGGTGCCCGACCCTAAGCGCCGCGTTCTCGCACATAGGCGCCAAGTTATTGCCGTAGTAGCAGCGGTAACCGACGGAGCCCGTGCGGCTGGGCTCACTCGATGCCGAGTGCGCTTTCCTGACGGAATGGAGATCGAGGCGGATCTTGGTCCGCCGCTTCCTGCGGCCGAGGAAGCTGCTCCGGCGCTCGACCGTGGCGATGCTCCGTCTGACTTGAAGGAGGCGGCCAGAAAGCACGCTCGGCGGCTATACGGGGCTGCGACGGTGCTTCGTCGCGTGGCAGGCGGTACCGAGTGAGCGTCTCTAGAGCGGTTCGATTGATGGTCGTTCCTGCATGGCCGAGGCCTATTAAAGCTAACGGATGGGCCGCGTTCGCGCCGATCGAATACCCGCCGTGGTGCATCCCTGCGGATATGGGAGAGACCCCTACCGAGCGCGCCGGCCGGATGCTGTCTGAGGCACTTTCGCTCCCGAGTGGCCACGGATGAGCGGCGCCCCCGTCGATTCGCGGTGGTGGCTCGAGTCTGAGAGGGAGCCTGGCAAGATTGTGACGAGCCTGGTCAAGCGGATCGGGGAGGACGACCGGAAGCGCGCTCACATCCTGCAGCACGCCGCGCGGATGTACGGTGACGACGACGATTCTGAGTTTGGTGGCAGCGACGGCGCAGTTCAGTGGGAAAGCGACACGCTTGCTTGGAACGGGATTAAAAGCATCTGCGACACGCTGCAGAGCGAGGTCGTGGCGAACCGTCCGCGGCCGATGGTGCTCACAGGCGACGGCGATTGGGAGCTTCAACAGCGATCGGAGAAGATGAGCAAATTCGCGGAAGGCCAGTTCGGCGAATGCCGAATCGACCACGACATCTCGCCATCGTGCGCGCTGGACGCGCTGGTCTTCGGCACGGGTATCGCGCATGTCTTCGCTGAGTTTGGGCGCCTGCAGGTTGAGCGCGTGCACGCGTCTGAGCTGTTCGTGGACCGACTGGACGGGCGCGAGCGACGGCCGCTGGCGCTGTATCGGGTAAAGCCGATGGATCGCTACTTGCTGAAAGAGCTCTATCCGAAGTACGCCGACGATATCTTGGTTGCGACGAACAGCGATATGGATTGGTCGCACGTGACGCACTTGAACACCGACAAGCTTCTCGTTACTGAGGCGTGGCGCCTGCCCGTCGGGAACATGCCTGGGCGTCACGTCATCGCGCTCGACAGGCTCACGCTCCTAGACGAGGAATGGGAGAGCGATTCTTTCCCATTCCCTGTGCTTCGTTGGAAAGAGCGACTTCGCGGATACTGGGGGATGGGTCTCGCAGAAGAGCTCACGGGCAACCAATACGCGCTGAATTCTACGCTAGAGACGATTGACCTGAATCACTACCTGCATGGGAACCTGCGGATCTGGGTAGACGTCGGCTCGAAGGTAACGACGGATCACATCACGAATGGCGTAGGGGATATTGTAAAGTATACGGGTCGCCCCCCGTCGTTCGATACGCCCAACCCGGTCAACCCTGCATTGTATCAATGGGCGGAAACTCTGTGGCATAAGCAGTTTGAGATTACGGGCGTATCGCAGATGTCGGCGATGGGTTCCAAACCGGCGGGGCTCGATTCGGGGAAGGCGTTGCGAATCTACCTCGACACAGGGTCGAAGCGGTTCATTCGCTTTCAGCGGGACTACGAAGAGTTCCACGTAGAGATTGCCAGGCAGATGTTCGCCCTGATGGGGCGCCTCGCGAACGAGGACGAGAGCTACGAAGTTGTATACCAGGGTAAAGACGGAATCGAGCGAATCAAGTGGGCTGACGTCAACCTCGAGCGCGACGCGTACAAGGTACAGGTCTTCCCGGTCTCCGCTCTGAGCAACAGCCCCGAAGGGCGGCTTTCTCAGTTGCAAGAGATGTACAATAGCGGCGACGGCGTAATCTCAAAGCAGATGTTCGTCAAGCTCTTGAATTTCCCCGACCTCGAGAGCGACGACTACTCGACGACGGCGCCGCTCGACCTCGCGGAGAAGATTGTCTTTCAGATGCTCTCCCTCGGGAAAAGTATCTCCCCGGAGCCGTTTTTTGACCTCGCGCTGCATATCAAGGTCGCGGGCGCTTGCTACCAGCGCGCCATGGTCAAGGGGGCGAAGGAAGGGCGGCTCGAGCTGCTCCGCGAGTATATCGAAAGCTGCCAGGCGCTTCTCTCGCCTCCTTCGCCAGCTGGCGCGCCCCCGGGGGCAGTGCCTGGAATGTCCCCACCTGGTGGGCTAGCCCCGCCACCCTCTGACCCTTCCGGCGCAGATGCTAGCGCGCCAATGACGCCGCAACCCGCGACTTGAAAGAACTACCATGGCCCAGGCAGTAGCAACGATTATCGTATCTGTCCCGCCCAACTATGTGATCCCCGGTGTTGGGATCGGTCAATCTATCCAGGTTACCGCGAACGGGGTGATTACGGGCTTCAATCCGAACGAGAATACCGTGACTGTTCAAGTCACATACGACGCGGACCTAAACGTGGTGGCTCCCGTGATCGTACCGGTAGAGCCGCAGGGCGTAGGCGCGGGGGGTGGAGTGTGAGCGCCAAGGATCCGCCGGCAGCGGTGGGCGACACAACGCGTTTCGATTATTGGTACGCTTACAGAGGCGCCCGCGACGAATTGCTTCAATGTGCAAAGGTGGTAGCCCTCATGGAGACTCGGCAGAATATCGACGGAACGAAGGTCGCGTTGCAGGTGAGCCGAATTCGGCTTGTGGAGGCGTCCTCCGCGTACGTCTCCGCTTCGAAAGCCCTTGAGAGCTTTGACGGGGTTGCCAAGTGAGCGACGCTGTCGATGTCGCCGTTGAGGCGTCGCCCGTCGCGGAGCCGCAGGGCGAGCCTACCCCGGTCGAGAAGATGGAGGCGCGAATCGCCGAGCTCTCTGCGGAGGAGGGCGCGGGGGATAATCCTGGCGAGGCGTCGCCGGCGAAGGCGAAGGAGCTTACCCCTGAGCAGGAAGAGTCTGAGCGGCTGACCAAGGGTCAGAAGTTTCTCGCGAAGACTCATGCTCAGAAGTTGCGTTTGAAGGCGGATCGCGAAGAGTTCAACGCGAACAAGCGCGCTTTCGACGCTCAGGTGGGCGGGTTCACGGAAAAGCTCAAAGCCTCTGACGCGCTCGAACGGCTTCGGGTTCTCGCGGGGACGGACCCTATCGCAGCGCTCGAAGAGCTGGGAATCGACTACGCCGACGTAACGCGACGCGTGCTGTCAAAAGATACGCCAGAGGGAGATCGCCAGATCGCGGTCAAGGAAGCGAAGATCGCTGCTTCGGAGGAAGTAAAGGCACTCCGTGCGGAGCTCGAGGCGGAGCGAGCCCAGGCTAGATACGCGCAAGCGTTCTCTTCGTTTATGTCCACAATCACGCCGGACTCGACGCCAGAGGCGTCGATATTGCTCAAGTCCGAAGGGCAGGCGCACATCAAGGCAGTTGCGGAGGAGATTGACGCTAAGCTTACTGAGCGCCAGCAAAAGACCGGGCAGAAATATTCGGTCGAAGACATCACGGATTATCTTGAACAGCACGCGAAAGTGGTGAACACTAAGCGTCGCGAGGCTTACGGCCTCGTCCCCGGAGCGGAAACCGGTCTCGAGAAGCGAGCAACCCCGTCGGCCCTTAGAGGCCAAGCGCGAACGCTAACCAATCGCAGCGCGGCGGAAACCTCTCGCGGGACAGATGATCTGTCCGACGAGGACCGCGAAAGCGCGGCGAAAAGCATTCTGCGCACGCTGTCAAAGCGTTGAGCAGGTAACGCCTTTGGCCTCGTGCGCCGAGCACGGGGTTTCTCATGGCGGTAGGCTCGAACGATACAGTCGCAACACTCTCTGCAGCGCTCAAGACGCTGTGGCCGCAGAAAAAGATTCAGACCATCCTTTATAAGGATGCTCCCTTTCTTGGGTTGATTCCCAAGATGACCAAGTTTACGGGCAATAACCTCGTTCTCGCGACGCGCTACAGCGGCCAACAGGGCCGATCTAGCAAGTTTGCTACAGCGCAGACTAACCGCGCGAACGCCGCCCAGGTTGCGTTTACCCTGACTCGTGTTCAGGATTACGCGGTTGGAGGCATGACCGGAGAAGCCGTCGAGGCGGCGCTTGGCAGTGAGGGTAGCCTAATCGACGGGATGAATCAAGAGATGGACACCTCCATGGTGGCTATCAAGCGAAGCATTTGTCAGGCGCTTTACGGCAACGGCGGCGGTAGCATCGGGCAGATCTCTACGATCGTCGGCCCCGTTGTTACTCTCGTAAACCGCACCGATATCGTCAATTGGGAGATCAACACCAAGTTTGAAGCGTCTACCGCGGACGGTACGTCCGGAGCCCGTAAGGGTGCTCCCGACCAGGCGACGGTGACGAATATCGATCGGGACGCTGGCGCGATCACTTTCTCTGGCACAATCACTGGTCTCGCAGTTGCTGACTTCCTGTTTATTCAGGATGACTTCGGTATCAAAATGTCGGGGCTCGCTGCTTGGCTTCCGCAGACTCCTCCAACTTCTACGCTCTTTTTCGGCGTTGACCGTACCCCCGATCTGACTCGCCTCGGTGGGATTCGATTCGCGGCGACTGCAGGCGCTCCGATCGAAGAGACCCTCCAGCTCGCTCTTGCTCGATTCTTTGAGCACGGCGCGCTTATTGACCATGTATTCATGAACCCGGTTGACCTCAATAAGCTCACTACCTCGATGGGTTCGAAGAGCCTCTACGAAATGGTCAAGGCTCCGGAAGCTATGACCATCGGCTATAAGGCCGTTACCGTAATTGGGCCTGGAGGCGAGGTCAAGGTTTTCGCCGATCCCAGTTGCCCCGCGGGCAAAGCTTTCGCCCTTACCATGGATACTTGGAAGCTGTATTCTCTCGGGGACGCGCCGCACCTTTTGAACCGCGACGGGCTCTCCGTTCGCGCGGAAGCGACCGCGGACGCCTACCAGTGGCGTCTCGGGCTTTACGGTCAGGTTGGATGCGTCGCGCCGGGCTACAATGGCGTGATTACGCTCTAAAAGGAGAACACCATGGCTGGCGGATTGGACGGCAGAGCAGCATATCGAGACGCAACGCATCGGGCGCGCGGCATCGTCTATATCGACGGGTATTTCCTCCCGAACGGGGCAGGTGCTCCCACTTTCACTCCGCAGGGTACGTCGGCCGGAGCCCCCGGGGGATTCGGCCATGGCGTGCTGTCTATCGCTCGAACGGGCGTAGGCACGTACGTGCTGACCCTGGCGGATGCGCATCCCTACCTGATCTGGTGGGACTTTCAGATCATGCAAAACACGGCGGTTGCTTCAATGGTCGTCGTGAACAGTGAGACCGTGAACGGTGCGAAGCAGATCGCGTTTACGGTGATGACGGAGACTGCAGGGACGTTCGCTGCCGCAGATATCGCTGCAAACGCAAGCAACCGAATCTGCTTCAAGCTGGAGCTGCAGGCGGTTACGGTGCAACGGTGAGCGGCAAGGGCGGGCTTCTCGCGATCGAGATCGGGACGGGAAAGGCGCGCAAGCGTATGCCTTCCACGGAAGAGATCGACCTTGACGAGGAAGGTGAAGACGATTCGGCCCCTACAGACGACGAGATCGACCAAGCCCAGAGCTTGATCGATGCCATCGAAGCGAAGGACGCGGCTGGAGTAGTCGTGGCATTCAAGGCACTGGACGCAGTGTGTGAATCTGGAATGAAGGAGTTAGCGGATGCCACGTATCGTTGCGCGGTCGACTCTGAACACCCGGATCAGGCGAAGGGCGAACATGGAGAACTCACTGTTCGTCACTGACCCGGAGATCAACGAGATGATCGACGAGGCGGCTGCGCAACTTTACGACAAATATGTTATCGGCCGTGGCCAGGAATACTACCGGTCGAGCGTCGACATCCCGCTGGTCAACGGGCAAAACCTATACGACTTGCCTACCGACTTTTATAAGCCTGTAGAGGTAATGACGCAACAGAATGGCATCTGGATGGTTATGGCCCCGTTCGAAGATCATGACATCGATGTTCTTCTAAACCAGAAAGCTTACGGAATCGTACAGTACTACTACCGCCTTACTGGGCAGCAGACTAGCGCAACGCTGGTCAATCCAAAGACACAGATCGAGATCCTTCCGGTACCCGGTACGCCATGGACTGTGCGCGTTTACTATGTCCCCGTGGTGTCCGGATACGTGACCCTGGGGGACGTAAACTACGATTGCCAGAACGGGTGGGAGGACTTTATAGTCTGGGAATGCGTCTCTCAGATAAAAGACAAGGGTGAAGAGGACACATCCTTCGCTCAAAACCAGCGAGAGCGCGCGGAGCAGCGGATCGCAAGCCTCGTGAATCGGGACGCTGGGAACCCTGACAAAGTCATCGACACTAAGCGCTCGCGCATCGGTATCGTAGACGACGGATTCTTCGGTTTATGGCGAGCATCCGCAGGGGTCGCACGGGGAACGCCGACGTTGACCAGGTCATCACCGACATGCAGTCGGATACGTCGCGCTCTGTCGGCGGCAACCCGATATCCGTTCAAACGGTAGTTCCGGCCGTGGTCTGCACTGTTGGCGTAAACGCCACGGTAAAGCACAAGCTCAACAGGGTACCGAACAGCATCTTCGCGATGTTCCCCACGATCGGTGCGGCGCGATTCTCCGTGGTCGCAGCTGACAGGTCGACGGTTACAATTCTTCCCGAAACGACGTTTACGAGCTCGTTTCTGGTGGGGATCTTCTTATGCCTCCCCTTGAAACACAGTTTTTGGAGGTCCCGCTACGCGGCGGAGTGCAGGAATATGTTGACGCCCGCGTGTTGCAGCCTGGCCAGGGGCTCGTTACAGCGCAGAACGCCGTCTTTCAGTACCAGGGCAGCGTTCGGCATCGGCAGGGCTATGGTGACCTCGGCAACAGCGCTCAGGGCGGAGGCATTATCACTACCCCCCGTTGGCTAGGTACCGTTCGTGACGAGATCCTTACTATTACCGGAAACTTGTCAACGGGGATGTTGGACGTATTCTCCTATCTGACTCCTTTTTCTACTTGGGCGGATCGCGGTCCTGTCCCGGCGGTAACGCTGCGCCGTATTCCCTTCGCAAGGCCTGCGGTGGATTGCGCAAAACAGGGGTTCGCCCACGTGCTCCCCTCCGCCAACGGAATCACGACATGCGTTTGGTCGACGCAGGATCCGGCCCTCGGCTCGAAGATG